ACAATAGAATCTCTTGGTCGATCTCAGCAGTAATTTCTTGTGCTAGAGCAGCCATGATTTCTGCTTCAACGTCAATCCCGTGTTGTGATTGTGCGTCTTGTGCAGCTTCGAATGTCCAACGTGCTTGTAGCTTACGTGATTTAGCTTCAACAGCTTGACGTAAGATTTGTACGCTGATTTGCTTACCACCGTTACCCTCTAGGGTAGCTGTGTCTGCTGCAGTGTAGCTGTTAACTGCTGTAGCAGCAGCTAAGTCACCACGTGTACGTGAATACGCTTGTGCAATTTTGAATGGGCTTAATGCTTCTTCACCAGCTGTAACTGAAGTTTGGGCTGCTGATTGGTCATTTAAACCTTGTGCATAACGTACACGTAATGTGTGGATTTGGCCAACTGGGCCAGTCATTGGCTGAACGCCAACTAATTCATTTGCAATAACAGTTGGCATTACACGACGGATAACCGGTAGAATTACACGATTAAGAGTAGCGATGTTACCTGCTGTTGTTGTACCAGCTGAAGATTCAGATAGTAATTGCTTGCGAGTGTTTTCTAATAATACACCCATTGTTGAACGACGGTTTCCTTTTAAGCCTTCTAACAGTGCTTCTCTGGTTTCGTCCCAACGGCTTTCTAAGAGTACTTGTGACATTTTTATATTCTCCTAAATTATGTCTTTTTTAATTAAAGCCCTGCCAAACGCTTGATGTCAATCACATTATCACGTGATTCACCTTCATTCTTTTGTTTGATTGCAGCTTTATCCCCAGTTACTTCCTTAACGCTTTCATTAATCATAGTCTTTTTAGTTGCTACTTTCTCTGAACCGTTATTCAATACTGCTGGGAGATACTTATCAAAAGCGTCTTGTAGACGTGGTGTCTGTACGCTTTCTAGTAAGTTCTTCATTAAACTAGCTTTTTCTTCGTTTAAGGTTCCGAGTAAATCACCCATAACCTTTTCACGTTGATTGCTTTCTTTAATGATACGAACTTCACGTTCCTTACTTTCAATTAAGACTTTCGCCTTATTGATCATTTCTGTGGATTCAGCCAATTTCTGATCTTTTTCTGCTAATGCTGCTAATAAACTGCGTGTATCAGCGGTCTCATTTAAATGAGTTGCACTGTATTCACTTGCATAAGCTTCAAAAATCTTACGACCAAAATTGTTCTCACGAGCAACTTGGATATCTTCTTTCAATTGACTAATTTCACCCTTAAGATGTGTAGTAACTGCTGAATTGATACGCTTAGCACTCTCACTAACAAATTTAGCTTTTAGAGTTTCTAATTGTTTACGGCCTTCAGCAACTAACTTAACCTTTGCTTCAACTACTGCTTGCTTGTCTTGTGAGAATTCTTTGATTTCACGTGCTAGAGCATGAACGATAAATTGTTCTAGCTTTTGCTGACCTTCAAGTTGTACCATACGATCATTACGTAATTCTTTGATTTCTTCTGCTAACTTAGTTACCATAAAATCATTGAACTTACTTGCATTTTCACGTAGTTTTAGTTGTGCTTTTACACGGTCTTCATTCATTGCTTCTCTTTCAGAGTGAAATTCACGAATCTCACCTTCTAGATTTGCAGTTACCATCTTGTCAAGGGCTTCCACCATTACATTCTTGTCGTGTTCATAACGCTGTGCGAATTCTTCATGTAATTCTGCACGTACTTGCTCACGAGCTTCGTTCAATTTTGATTCCCATGCTTCGTTTATGGCTTGGCTGGTTTCTTCATTGATGATTCCGCTCTCAAGTAATGGTTTAATAGCATCAAACATGCTGTGTTCCCCTATTATTGAATCTTGAGGTCCTTGATAAGACGAACCATTTCGTCTTTCAGGTATCTCTGAACTTTTTTGTCAGCACTTGCATCTTTTGCAATATCCAACACACGATGACCATGACGCATGTTCATTAGTCCTTCGTAAATTGCTTTTGGATATGCATTAGGAGCACTAGGTTGTGCGACTACATCTACAGTGACAATTTCAAAGTCACTGACCTTACCAGTAATATCGTCAACGTTTCCGCTTCCTCTAGAACTGACACCTAATTTTACACCACTCTCTAACATGGTCGATATTAATTGACCCATTGGAGTTGGTAATATTTTTAACTTTCCGAAACCATTAGGACCATCCATCCACATATTTGTAATCATGTGAGATACACGGTCTAGGTTGATTTTTAGATCATCGGGGTGATCGACTTCTCCTAATACGGAGTTGCCTTCCATTATTTGTTGATTGAGTTGTTCAACTGCGGATTCAATTTCATCAATGGGGTAAACACGTTCATTAGCGTTCTTTACCCCACCTTGAATGAAGATCCCTTTCATATAAAGGGACTTCTTATTTTCACCATCACTTACACTTTCGACCACTATATTAGCACGGTCGAAAGTTAAGTTTTCTCTTAGATACAAAGCCATTTGCTCTTGGAGTTCCTATTACTTAATACGCTTTTTAGCTGTTTTGCTTTCAGCTACTGGGCTTTTTGTATTAACACCAGTTGCTTGAGCTTTATGAGCCGCAGGCGCTTTGTCTAGTTTTTGTCCAGTTTGTGATGGAGCATTTTTCCACTCACCTGAATGCTTAACTGTTGTTTCACCTTTTGAACCATAGTTACTTGGTGCTTTTGGTCCTGTTGGAACTGACTCTGGTGAACCTGAGAAGTTAACTGGATTTACGTTAGGGGCTTTAACTTTTGGTCCGCCTGTTAATGCTGTGCTTTTGGTGTTTGAACCATCATCACCGCCAATTTTTGAACCATATAAGCCTGGTACTTGCTTTAGTTGAATTGCTTCTTCTAAAGATTCAGTCATATCTTCTTCTTCATCATCATCTTCTTCGTCACCGAAATCTTCTTCGCCGCCCATTTCTTCATCGCCGAAATCTTCTTCGCCGCCCATTTCTTCATCGCCGAAATCTTCTTCGCCTTCATCATGACCCATAATTTCTTCAAACTCAGCCATTAACATGTCTAGTTTATCTTCGATATCTACAACACGATCTTCTAGGTCTTCGATTTCTTCTTCTTCTGATTCTTCATCATGTGCTAGGCCTTCTTCTTCGTCATCCATTTCGATGTCGGCAAATTCGTCATCATCTTCTGACATGCCTTCTTCTTCATGACCGATTTCGTCCATTAGATCACCTACTTGACCGCCCATATTTTCATCCATCATTGATTCATAGATTTCTCTTGATTTTTCAACTACGATGTCGTGGAATAATGCACGTGCTTGTTCTTCATTCTCATTGATAATTAGATCAATAAGTTGTTCAAATTTTCTGTTATCCATTATTAAATTCTCCTTTTGAAATGGCTCTGTAATAATTATTTAGTGGGTAGTTGAAAAAACAGCACATTAAGTGCTATTTTTTTGCGTTTTTTGAAAAGATATGCTTTTTTAGACACCAGGAGCAGCTGGTGGCGGCATATATTGTTTACGGACTTGTTTTAAGTTCTTTGCTCTTTCAAAACTACGTACATCAAACATCTTACGTAGCTTACGAATTTGTCTTAATGTTAGTTTGGTTTTACGGGATTCTCTCCATTTAGGTTGACTGTTGTCATCTGCAACATCCTGTAATCCTTCAATTGGCTTGTCAAACATTTCAAAAAGTTTCATAGTAATGTATTTATCACTTTACATGCCAACTCCGCCAGGGGCAGGAGCTCCACCACCGCCGGTCATTGCACCTGGTCCTTGTACCGGAGGAACTACTTCAGTAGGACCACCTGGTTGTTCAGGGGGTTGTTCCATAGTTTCTGCAGTTTGCAAATCAGTGTCTATGTCACCGGAGCTAATACCAATACTACGTAAATCTCCACCTGTGATATCCTCATCTACATCTTTATCACGTTCTTCTTTCCATAGCTTTTCGTTTTCTGCAATTTCTTCTTCAGTCAATCCTAAGAATCGCTGTAGAGCAAAACGCTTACTAATATATGGAAAAGCTTCCATTGATGCAAATGTAGTGACACGGTCTTTGTCTAATTCACTTTGACGATATGCTGCAAAGTTCTGAGGTGCATTGAATTTAATATCAAAAATACCAGAATCAATATTGAATCCGCGCCATCTTAAGAATAGTTTGAATTCATCATCTAGCTTTTGACTGATATAATTCTGTAGTCTTTCGCAATATTGATTGAATCTAAACTCTTGTATCATTGCTGTACCAACACGACCATCATTTAATGGTACTTGTCCATCTTCTGGACCTGTCGGTAAATAGCTACTTGGCACACGCAAACCACGTGCTAACCTGTTATTAAAGTATTTTAAATCGTCAATTTCACCAAGGTTTTGTCCACCTTGTAACAAGTCAACTGAGCTACCTCTACCGTCTGCAGTTACAGGGAAGAAGTAATCTTCATTGATACTTAATGGGTTATATGTAGCATCCAGTGTGCCACTGCCTCCACCAGTTGTTGGAATCCTACGTTGATGTATTTCATTTTTAACTCTATCAACGAAAGCCATAGCCATATGACTTGGCATGTTACCTACGTCAATTTTAAATACTCTACGTTCCGGCGCACGACTTATGCGATAGATTAGAATAGCATCTTCAAGCAATTCTTTTTGCTTGTAGACTTTAAATATATTCTCTAAAATACTTTGTCCAAAGGGCCAATAACGATCTAAACCCTCTGTTAAACTTAAATGAATAACATGTTTAGCATCAACTGCTGCTTCATTTAATCCTAAAGTAAATCTGCTTCCTGTAGTACCATATGGTTCATTAGGAACTGTATAGCTATAAGGCGCACTATAACCTGCTGTTGGAGGCTGTGCTGCAAAATCATTGGTAGTTTTTGCTGCTACTGTTAAATTCTGTAGATTGGGATTAATATCTTTAAGTACATATTGCTCAGGCTTCTTTCCTTCGCTTTCATTTACAATGACCTTAGTTACTTTGGTCATATCTACCCAATATAGTTTAAAGTTTTCTGGATCACGAATGAATACTTGATCTCCGTATTTGATACAGTTACGGAAGATTTTGAAAACTCTAGTCTCAAATTCGTTTAATTTACACCATTGTTGAAGTTGTTTCTTAAGCAATTCTACTTCATGAGGAGTAGGATCCTCTTTAAATTCTAAGTTAAATGGTGTATTATTGTGTTCATTTTTCTGTGTGCTGAACTCTGCAATAATGTCTAAACATGCATTAATTTCAGCATCTACATCCATCATTTCATATTGATTGTAACGTTCTACACGATTAGGATGCCCTGTATATACTTCAGGTAATCTACTTTGATAATTTTTGTATCCAAAATCAGTATTGTAACCGCCACCTGTTTCGGTTTTGTTCATTCCGGCACCACTGTTCCAGGCACCATAGTTACTATTGTTGCCTGAGATAGGACTCATTTGCCCAGTTGTGTTCGGGGCTGAAAAACGCTTTTTATATGACATAATTAGTATTTATGATTAATTGTGGGCATATAGTTTTATGTCACTATATATTCGGTTACTTTCTTCTACCTTTGTATTCAAATCATCTAGTTTAGCTAGTAATATATCAGTAAATAAAGTATCAGTAGACTGTTGTTCTGCTGCTTGTACAGGAGCCGATGAGCCAAATGAACTAGAACTATTAGAACCTAACTCTAATTTACCATCAGTAAAGCCACTTAAACTCTTGTTGTTCATATCTATAGAAATAGTACCGTTTGTTAAAGGGATTTTTGCTTCAGTGCCATGAAGTAACGCAGCATAGCCTGAATTAGGTCCATCAAACATTCCACCCAGTTTAGCTTTTGGTACAACGTGAACCGGGTCTCTATCTTTGTGTGGTCTATGTAATCCAAATTCTTCTAGTATACCTTTTGATTCTAAAAAGTCTAACTGTGCTGCATCAATATCAACTGCTTTACCTTTACTGTGTGCGCTACCACCTGCACTTGGCATATAGTAACCACCTGCAAATGGTTTATCTTTACTTCCGCCTGCTTTAACCCATGCTTTATATATTGCTTCTTGTTCTTCCTGTGAACGATATGAACTGTTTATCGATAGTCTTTTTCCACCGGATAAGTTATAATATCTTTCTGCTAGTGCTGAAACAGTAGAACCAAATGCAGGATCTAGTTGACCAAAATGTTTTGCATCATTTGAATTACCAGCTTTAAATTCAAGGAAGCTACCTGAAACTTCTGCAGCACCTCCACTAATTGATTGTTTTCTTTTTTTATTTTTTTCTCTTTCCTGTGTTCTAGCTTGACGGTCTAGTAATTCCTGTCGTTTCTGTTCAAGTGTTAGTGTGTCAGTTCCGTATTTTGCTTTTTCATTTTTACGTTGTTCTTGTAGTGCTTTATCAGCAGCAATAACATCAGCATCCGCTTTCTTTTTTTCTTCTGGACTTTTAGCTGCTTTCTTAGCTTGCATAGCTTTATCATATGCATCTTTAGCAGCTTTAGTCTTTGCACCTTCATCTCGTTGCATTGAAATTTGTTTGTCGGTTTCAGTTAAGCTTTTCTTTATAGCTTGATTTACTCCCTTAATATCTTTGTCATCACCTAATATAGCCAATGCAGCTTCTAGTTCTTTATTTGTTCCACCAGATAACCAATTACCTAATTTAATAGCACCTATAGCAGTTTGTTTTACTAAATCTGCTAAAGTTCTGAATACAAAGTTAACTGGACCACTAACAACTCCCATAGTTTTCTCATAGGTTATTGCAGATTGGCGCTCTGTCTTAGCAGCATCAATCTGTGTTTCTTTTAATCCTGATTTTATTTTACCATCACTATCTTTTTGTTTCTTTGCAAGGTCAATTTGTGCCTGAACATCAACCATATTCTGTACATTTGCTAATTTTTCAGCACCTTCTAACCTTTTTACTGACATGCCAGTTTGTTCTTGATAATCTTTGCTTATCTGTAGTGATTTTCTATTAGCTTTCTCATAATCTGTTGTTGCGTTTGCTATGCGTTTATTAAACTCTACTCCGTCAATTTGACCACTTTCTAATTGTGCAACCCATAAACCAATTTCACCCTTAGTTGTAGCCATTAAAGCTTCACCTTCTTTGGTTGTTGCTACTCCATTAGAAAGGAAATCACGAACAGCCGCTGCAGTTTGTGGACCCATTAGAGCTGCACTAATAGTCGATGCATCTTTAAAGTTTTTAATTGCTTTGTCGTTACCGGCTCTGTTTAATTCTCTTAGTTTTAAATTAAATTTCAAATCATTTGCTTGAGCAGCCATTTGATCAGCTAATTCATCTACATTATGTCCAGTTATAACTGATAAGCCAATTAATGAAGTAGCATAATCTAAAGAACTTTGTCTTGTGTTTTTTGCACCCTTTTCTAAACCAAAACCCAATGTCTCTTGCATTTTAATATATTTGGTTTGCATCATTCTCAAGCTATCTTGATTCTGACCTAACCTCATAAACTCATCAACTACCCCATCAGTTTTTGTTATCTGTGATAACTCATCAATACCAACTGATGTTGTTTTTCCTAAGTTTATTAATCCTGTATTTGAATCTTCGATTGATTTTAAAAATGATTCATTGCTTTTTACTGAAGTATTTGATTCATGCGTTATAGTAGATAACTTCTCAGCAGTAGTTCCGGCAGCAATACCAAACTTTGATACTCTATCAAACGCAGTTAACTGTAAATCATTCTGCTCGAACACCATTTCTGTTAACGTACTGATAGTTCGAATTATGCTGCCTATTGCACCGCCTACACCAGGTATACTTCTAGAAGCATTATCTAAAAATTTACTAGTATAATCAATTGATTTTTCAAATTTTGCAAATTTATCATTTGCATCATAAAAAGCAGAACCAGTAGCTGATGCTGCTCTAGTAAAATCTAAATAGGCACTAGTAATCTTAGAGGCAGCGGCTTTACCTTGGGCAGTAGATTTACTAAAATCTTCTATGCCCTTACCAATATCATCTACTGAATCACTAATATTATCAGCCATTAATTACCTTTTCATATACTGTAGTAAATCATCTTGTAAATCGTTATTAGTTTTCATATTTTGCAATAACTCATCTAATTTATCACTAACCATTGACACTAAGCTATCTGATAATCCACTTGAATTTTCTTGATTAACTGAAATCTGATTCAAAACATTAGTAGTATCTTTAGTCAAGGATGACATATATCCTTTTATTATCTCTGCTATTCCTGAATCATCTGTTAATGGATTATTTTGTTTTTGTAATAGTTGACTAGGCATATTCTTAAATGATACCGGTATAGATGTACCATCTGGTAAGGGCACTACTGCTTCGTTGCCACTCATTGCGGACATGAATCCTGAATCAGGACCAGAAAATACTCCGGGTTGCATCATACCCTTTATCTTACTAATATCACCATCACCTACACCGCTATTTTTTGCATCAGGTGCTTCTGAAGATTTAGATGATGGGGCAACAACTGGGCCCTTATTTTCTGATTTCTCTAAATTTTTTATTTGATTTTGAATTCCGTTTAACTCAAGTTTCAATCCCCTAATTTCAGCATTTGATATAACTTCCTCTGTTACATTACCTAAGTCATCAACATGTGTAACTACAGTTTTTTTATTTGGGTTAAGTTCCAATTCTGCTAGTTTTTTCTTCTTACTAGTTTCTAACTCTTTCAATTGAGCCATGTCTTTAAACATGTACGGAACTTCAGGACTAAATGCACCTAAATTAGTTAAGACACGGGTGAACCCTTCAGTCAATAGGTCTAGCCCTTTTAATAATCCTCTGAATGCACTATTAACAGGCCCTGATAACAGTTCAGTTAATGTGTCGTATGCAGTGCCTAATGCTATCTGTGTTTCTACTGCTTTACCTTGTGTGGCTTTTAAATCACCTTCTTTAGGTACAGTAGCCTCTGCTATTTGTTTATCTACTAGACCTTCTACTTTTTCATTGCGTGTTTTTGCAGATCCAGCCGTAGTCTGTACAGATAAATTAAATGCTGCTGCTAAATCGCTATTAGCTCTTGCTGCACCACCTAAACTTTTTTCAGTATTCGTAGTAGCTTCAGCTAGTTTTTGTTGTAACTCTTCCGCGGTCATCTTACCATCTTTGAACTGCTGACTCCAATCCTTAATAGCACCACCGCTTTGACGCATTAATGCAACAGCTTCTGGACCTTGTGCATTACCTGTACTTAATATTTCCATAAAGGCTTTAGCAGTACTATCACCAAATACAGCACCAACTTTTTCTACACCATCATCAATACGTGCTGCTGCATCTGCACTCTGTTTAGATTCAACTTCTCTGAGATAAGAATTATATGCATAATCCTTCAATCTTTCATTTTTTGAATTTTCAATTTGGTCTACACTCTTACCAGTTAAGGCACTTAGTTTAACTAAGCTTTTTGTATATTTTATTGATTCATCTTTTAATGTGTCAGTACCTTTGTTCTGTAAATTACCTAACCTACCTTGCATCTTAATATATTCTGCTTGATGTTTGGTTAATTCTTCCTGACTTATACCCAATCTACGGAATTCATCACGTGTGTCTGCACCAACTTCTGCTATCTTAAAGAAACTCTTTGCACCTTCACCTGCAGTCTTGCCCAACCCAACTAAGTTATCACCCAATCCTGTTGTGATTTTGGTTAATTTAGCAACTGCATCTCTTGTATATCCTGTTCCTTCAGTTAATTCATGTAAACTGTCTGCAACATCAGTTCCGGCAAAACCAAATTGACTTAACTGGTCATATGAATCAAGATATGCCTGGTCATACTTTAATGTAGATGATGTTAGACTACCTACTACTTTAATTAACCCGCCTAAAACACCGCCAAATATTGGTATGTTGGTTGCTAGTCCCGCAATACCATCGGTCATGCGGTCTATACTAGATGTGTATTTGGTTAATGTACGGTCACTTTTATATACTGCAGACCCAAACTCAATTGCACCGGACGATAGTTTGTCTAATGCAGTTTGCTTGTCGTACATCTTTTCTGCGGAGCTATTTAATGAGTCCGAAAACCCTTTCATAGCATTAGTGCCCGTAGCACTGCTACGTGACAGTTGTTCTGCAGCGTCAGCTAATCTTCGTATTTCAGTCTGTAGTTCTTGTTCGGTCAAGGAATTTATCTCCGCGGGTTTAGGTGTCTAAATATCAAATAGTATTTAGTGGTTATAGAAACCCCAATTTTAGGAGATATGAATGGCAATAGAAAACAATCCGCTCAAGCAGTACTTTCGCAGACCTAGCATTTATTTGAAATTACCCAGCAAAGGAGTAGGATACGATACTGATGTATTAGTAATGACTGAAACCGGAGAACTACCAGTATATCCAATGACTGCTATTGATGAGATTTCTAGTAAAACCCCAGACAGTTTATACAACGGTTCCGCTGTAGTTGATATCATTAAAAGTTGTGTACCAAACATCAAAAATCCATGGAAAATCAGTAGCACAGATTTAGATGCCATTTTAGTTGCTGTTAGAATTGCAACAAACGGTAATGAAATGGATATCGAAACTACATGTCCTAGCTGTAGTGAAGAATTAAAGTACGGCATCAACCTAAGTTTTATATTGAATAACTTCAGACCCGGTGACTATGATAAGCCTATGGAGTTAGCTGAAATGAAATTCAAGTTTAGACCATTGAATTATAAAGAATTAACTGAAAGTGGTACAAGACAGTTTGAAATTCAAAAGACAATGGCCATGATTAATAATATGCCTGACGGTGATGAACGTGAAAAGAAATCCGGAGAATTATTAAAAACAATTACTGTTAGTACATTAGAAGTATTGGCAAGTACAATTGAATCTATACAGATTCCTGATACAATTGTAACAGAAAAAGCATATATTATCGATTTTCTACAAAACTGTGATAAACGAATCTTTGAAGCAATTAAGGATAAAAGTGTATCACTTCGTGAAACTACTCAATTAAAACCATTGCAGATTAAATGTACTGCGTGTGAACATGAGTACGACCAAACATTCACATTGAATGTAAGCGATTTTTTCGACTAAAGCTTCTATACCTTGACTCCGAAGGTATAATGAAGCTTATTGATTCTATGGAGAAGGATACCAAAGCTATTAAAAAGAATGCACAAAGAATAGCTTGGTATATGCGCGGCGGTATATCTTACACTGATGTATTGAATATGAGTCCAGATGAAATACGTGCAGCCAATGAAATCATAGAAGAAAATTTAGAAACAACAAAGAAATCAAATATACCATTCTTCTAAGGGTTAGTTTAAAGATGAACTTCGTTCATCTACCTTCAGAAATATTCACTACGTTCATATTTCTTCGGTTAAGTTTAAGATTAGATTTTAATTTTATTTGTATTAAGACTAGTATGCCGATTAGAAGCCATGGTAGTGCTATTCAGCACTACCAAAAAATTAACGTCTGCCATGACTGTCATCCATTGTTGTCTATTCCCCGACTATCTAGCCCTTTTAGCTGATATTCGCCACCGGTTGCTCTGTAAGGTTTAATGGGACTGTAGTTTGAAGCAATGCTTCAGCAACGCATGTTACATAGTTTCAAGACAAAATACACTATGTACTCATTCAGGGTTCGCTCCACACGAGAGCCCTGTCGGTGTTCCCTAATATTAATATTAGGTATACTCTAGTATCTATCGGCAACGAGCCTTACCTCGGCTGACTCAAAGAGGATCGAGGAACCTCGATCAAACAAATTTTTATACTGCTATTGAAATTATATTATCGGGAATTGACGTTGTGTCTATTAATAGGCCTGAATATGCTTTAAGAAGGTCTTTGTTTTGCTTCATAAATGAATCGAATTCTATAAAACACCAGTCACCGTGTTTTTTACTTCCATAAAATAAGAAGTTATCAGTGACCCATGTATGTTTGCATTGTACTGCTACAAAGCGACCTTTGCGATTAAACTTCATAAACAAGATGTTCATATCGTTTGGGTCAGCTACATCCATCAATTGTTCTAACCAGCTATCTAATACTTTGTGTTCGCCAGTGAATAACAAATGAAATGCAAAATCTCCATAGAACTTACATTCAGCATTGAATTTTGGAAAGCTTTGTCCGGGTACTATATCCCCTTTAAAGCTGCGAATCTGTCCCTCATGTAATATTTGGGTTCGACTCTGATTTTTGCCACCTACATAAGCACCAGAACCAGGTGCACGTATGAAACTTTCTCCGTACAAATCGCTGAGATATTTAGCAATTTCTCTCTCAAATCCTGATCCTTTGTTCTTCTGTGGTGATGGCATGTGTCTACTTATATCAATTCAACGCTGTCTAAAATTATTCTACGTCTACTGCTGTATTGTAGCTCGTAAAACCATTTTCTTTTACTACCTTGAGTACACTAGGTACTCGCCCTGCTAATTCTTCTCTGTGTGATACTAACCAAATAGATTTCTGTCTACGACGGCTCATGTCTTTGAGAATTGCTATACTATTCTCAACGCCCATTGTATCAAGTCCACTATCAATCAATTCATCAATAAACAATGTGTTAATAGGAACGTATAAGTTCTCCCAAACATCACGGAATGCAAAACTCAATCCTAAGATTAGTCGATTGCGTTCCCCTCGTGATAGATTATCAAAGTCAAGTTCACGACCTAACTCTGTAATCTCAACATTCAAATCATTTTGAAATACTACTTGATGAGGTAAACCTATCTTGTCTAAGTAATGCGTTAATCGTGCATTTAGATAACTTAAGTTTTGATCAATAATTTTCTTACGAACAAAACTATCCTTACTAGTTAATAAATCTAATAAGAACTTTTGATGTTCCATAGTTCTAGTAAGTTTATTAATAGTGTCAAACTCATATGTTTGTAATGCTTGATTTTCCATATCAGTAATTTGTTCTTCGTATGGATCAACATCACTAACTCTATTTTTAATTTGTTCTTCTAAACTAGTTAACTTACTAGCATGTTCAAATGCTTGTTGTTCAGTGTCATAAAAACATATAGGCATCTGACCTGGTTCACCCAACTCAGTTAATGCTAGTGTTAATGTTTCTATTTCTCCTGAAGTAGTAACACACTGTAATGCAGCTTCTTGTAATAATTTTTCTTTTGCTGCTAGAACCTGTTCATGTTTGTCATCATGCATCGTCTGTCCACATGCATAACATTCATGCTTTTTCAATAATTCAATTTCTTTTTCTAATTTAGTTACTACTTTGGTTTCTTTATCTAAATCTATGTTACAACGTACTAGTAACTTATTGATGTCAGAAATGTCTTTAACTTTTTTATTGTAGATTGCTAGGTCTTTGTGCGCCTGCAATTCTTCAGTAATATTAATACCTTGTAATTCAGTCCATTCAGCCATTAACTTAGTAGTATCTTCTTGCTTTTTGGTCTTCCAAAGTGTTTGTCTGCGCTTTAATGCTTCAATCTGTTCTTTAACACGCTTGTTGGCTTCATCAATTGCTTTAACTCTAAATTCTTCTTGTTGTATGTTATCTTTGCTTTGACGTAGTAAGTCTTTAATTTGGTCTGCCTTCTCTGATAGAATAGTAATGCCAAGTAACTGTTCAATAATGTTACGTTGGTCATTAGCTTTCAACGCTAAGAACGGCTCAGAATAGGTATTAAGAGCAATGATATGCCTAAACATATCAATGCTCATGTTTAATACTTTTTCAATAGCATATTGTGTTTCTTTATTTTCACCCTGTGCATCGTCTTTGTTCACTTGCTCAGTGTTATTGATATAGAATCGTAAGATGTTAGGCTTACGTCCACGTTCAATTTTGTACTCAATTCCATTCACATTAAACTCAAGTGTAACCATCATACCCTTGCCGTTAGTGCGATTAACTAAGTTATCTTTACGAATGTTATTGATAGGTGTGCCGAACAATGCATAGCACAAACCTTGAATAAGACTTGTCTTGCCTGTACCATTACGAGCACCGTCACCACCTAAGTCTAAGTTTTCACCTAGAATAAGAGTAAGGTCTTTTCTATCAAAATCAACTGCTTGTGTTACTGCTCCGACTGATAAGAAATTACGTAATGTTATATTTTTTAATAGTATCATAGGTTTCTATAAATTTCCAGCAACAACTTTTGGTCGTAGAATTCACTTTCAATTGCACCAATTTGATCAAGTATAATCTGATCTACTGATTCAAACTTCAACTCACCTGGTGCCAAGTCTTGTGATACTTGATCAACCTTCATTGGTATCAATGCCATTTCACGTAATTTATGTTCTGGTATAAATTGTTCACGTATGAAGTTAGCTTCTTCATAACTAATGTCAATGTCTAAGTGTACACGAATGTGACTGTCAGGTAATAGTAATCCGGCTGGGTTGTCTAAAATTTCACTGAGTTTATATACACGAAACTTAGGTTGATCAGGCCATGCAATAAACTCTGGCTCTACTCCCCACTCAAGTATCATCATGCCACGTGCATCGTCACCTGCATCAGCATAGTTATGTGGGAACGCATTACCCATATACCACACATTACCTCTTGCTTGACGTTTATGAAAGTGTCCACTGAATACTGTTTCAAAGCCACCTAAATGATTTTCTTGTATCTCGCCATGATCAGGCATTTGCACCATAGCGTTCATATAGAAGTTCGGCAATTCAAAATGACCGAACATATACTTGCCACTAAGTGTTTTTAGTTTCTTCCAATCATCACCTACTAGCCAAGGAGCAATTACTACGTCTCCGTCTTTGAACCAATCATTGACGATTTGTACATTCGGTAGATGCTTCGCCCACTCCACACTGTGAATGTCACGGCGATCACGATAGTATAAATCATGGTTACCAGGTATAAAATAGACACGGTCAAAAGCATCGTTTAATTTCTCTAGGGCGTGTAAACCATACTGCATGGTTTGAATGTTTATACTTGCACGATGATGATTATAATCTCCCAAAAAGAAACAAGTTTCACAACCTTCTTTCTTTGCTTGAGAAATAAACCATTCGACAAACTTTTCACAATCTTGATTGTGTTGTAAACTGTTACTCTTTAAACCAAAATGTATATCTGTAAATGCTGCTGCTTTTTTAAATAGATTTGCCATAGGTTAATTATATCATTTTAGATAACACAATTACAACATAATTGGTTATTCTTCGTATGAAGCCGAACTATCGTTATGTTGGCGACTCCAACTAGGATTAAGTCCGTTAATCTCTAAGATATCATCACGTATATTTTGATTACGTTTTTCTGAATTTAGAACACGACAGAAACTATTTGTAATTGCTGCAGTATAATAAGCAAATGGATTTGCTGATTTAGCTTCGTTAAATCGTAATCCAACATATGTTAATTGAAGAATTGCTGAGTTACGCATTTCGTCATTATATGTGTATCCACGCCAATTGAATTTCATTGCATATTTTTCACACAACATAATATACATTCTTGCCAGTTTATTTGTGATATTACCTTGATTCTTTTCAAACTGTCCGTTTTGTATATCACCGATCCAATGACTCTTTCCTATACAATGGAATGACTTGTTCTCATCCATACGGAAATGCTGAAAGGGCGGGAAGTTAACTTTGACATGAACCATATCGTCAACTTCAGCTTTTGTAGTTGGGTCATCTAAATCACTGAACAATTCATCAGCAGGATCTTCAAATTCAAAGATATCTTTGGCAGTTTTTTTCTTGTCAACCTTTCTAGGCTGTTTTGGAGCTACTGGAATATGATCCCAAGTCATAATTCTGAATACTAAATCAGATACAGGAACTTTCTTCGGGTCAACTGTAGCACCAGTTTCTATGCTTAGTCTAGCTGCACGTATTTCCCTTGCTTCTTTAATTACTTTGGGTTTTGATGCGTATTTTAAGCTTTCTTCAATACTAGAATGGGGCATGTCAACGATTAAGTCGTATCTATGGTCTTTGTCTTTGTCTAAAAACACGCAATATGAGTTCTTACTAGCGTGAATTTCTTTGAGAATGTCTTTATTGTTTAGGTAATTTACTGGTTTTTTTGTGATTATAGTCATAAGTTAGTGTAATAAGTTGCATTTATTATAACACAATGTGTGTCAATATTGCAACATTTTTGTGAGGAAAAGGTAAAAAACACCATTTTTCAAAGCGATAAATATTATTTAGCAAAGGGTAAAACTATGGCAGCAACACAACAACAAATAAACAGCTTAAAAGTCCAAGAGAAAGATCAGGCTAGCTATCTAGCGGAAGCTCAACAAATATATGTTGATGATCTTGCTGCATTGTCTGCACGACAGGCTAAGCAAGCACAAGAGGAAGCTAAATTAGCACAACTTACTCCGGGTACTACTGAATATGCTGCTCAGCAGGCGGCGGTAACAGACGCGGTAAGATCGACCAATCGTGCTGCTAGTAGATTAGAAAACACAACCGCACCTTTAGTTCAACGAGCCCAAACCGAACTTAACACTACTCAAAGTCAATTGAATTCATTACAAGCAGCACCCGATGGAACACAACCTATTCCACCTGCAGTTAGCACAACAGAAACTAATCCAACTAATGCTTCAACTAATCCCATTGAAAACGTAGTAGATAATATACAACAAGATGCAGTTACCACCCCGTATGAAACACCAATAGTTGACTCTGTTACTGAGATAGAAAGTGTTCCGGCTACAACTGAACCATATACTATTCCGGGTTTACAAGGTGGAGCAACTTCTGTACTAACAGGGGCAGATGCACCGGCAACAACTGAACCATATTCAGCAGGACAAACTGGATTCCCAGTTGATGAAACATTAGCAGCAACTCCTGCTCCAGCAGATGCGTATGTCGTAGGGCAAACTGGTATCCCTATAGATGACAAATACACTAATGCTAACGGTGAAACTATTACCGATCAACAAATGGGAGGCCCTTCAACTGGTGCAGAAGCTTATACACAGGGACAAGGGGAGAATCGTAATCAAGTTATATTCCCTGCACAAAAGGATTGGCGCTTTAGAATAAGTTTGGCTCCCGAAGCAAAGTATTTGTACAATGACCCTGCGATTGACAAAGACACTGATATATTAGGACCATTAACATATACACAGGGTGTTGTATTTCCATACTTACCGACAATTAGTATGTCGCATGCGGCTAACTATGATGCAACAGATTTAGCACATACTAATTATAAAATTTATCAATACAGAAATAGTAATGTAGGTGATATAAGCATACAAGCAGAGTTCACAGCACAAGATACTAATGAAGCTAACTATCTGTTAGCTACAATGCATTTCTTTAAATGTGTTACTAAAATGTTTTATGGCAGAGATGAGGATCCTAGAGCAGGTACTCCTCCTCCGCTAGTTTACTTAAGTGGTTACGGAGCATTCCAATTTGATTATCATCCAGTTGCTATTACTAGCTTTACATATACATTACCAAACGATGTAGATTATATTAGAGCAGGTGTAGTAGGGCAAATGGGTGGGCAAAATTTAGCACCATATAGAAAAGAAAAACAACTGCCTACAACAAACGTGGCAAGTTTATTTTCTTCTTTCTTTAGATTAAGTGGTTCAGGATTGCGTCCAGGTGCAAGTTATCCTAGACCCAACTTCACACAAACATTAGTTAATGATCCTACATATGTACCAACTAAAATTAGCCTTCAGTTAAATTGTATCCCGATGATATCACGTTACAACATGGCAAACAAATTTAGTCTACGAGATTACGCAACAGGATCTTTATTAAGAGGATCAAAAACACAAACAGGAGGTATGTGGTAATGGCATATGGATCAAATAGCCCGTATTTTTTAACGGGATTAGTTAATAATCAATTCTTAGATATAATGGTTGATAGACCATTAAGAAAAAACGCTGATGACATTTATTGGCATATCACTCCTTCCTATAATTTGCGTCCTGATATGTTAGCGTTTGACTTGTATGGTGATCCTAAATTATGGTGGGTGTTTGCCCAACGAAATCCAAATAAATTAAAAGATCCATTGTTTGATTTTGTCACTGGTACAGGTATATACTTACCGCAACAATCTACATTAGTAACAGCATACGGAATATAAGATGGATATACCAACCACGTGGCAAGCGATTTATGCATTAAATCGTAACATAATAAAAAATCCTGATTTAATATATCCTGGGCAATCATTACAAATGCCAGGTGGTGGTACCTACGGAGTAGTGCAAGGTGATTACTTAATTAAGATTGCAGCAGGTAAAGGAGGTGGTGCATATGATCCTCCCATTAATTTACAAGAGAATGCTGAAACTGCAGTAACACCAGTAAGTACTGCACCAGCAGACGAGAATGCAGCAAATGACGACCAAGAAGAACCACTTAGAATAGAGATTAGTGGGTATAATAAAATTGATGAGCCACAAGATTATGCATCAGCCGTTACAAAATCACGCAAAGGAAATATTTTAAATGAGTACTCTAGTTTTACATATCATTTAACTTTGTACATGGTAACTGCAAGTGGATACATATCATTTTTAGAATCAGGCGGAACTAAAGTAGGTGAGGGGTTTTATGTGATTGCTGAATCAGGTGGAACCGCATTAAACACTGTACCGGCTAGAGCATTTCCTGATCGTGAATTTTTTATTGATGATTTAACATTTAAAACTTTTTGCAACACAAAAGCAACTGCAGGTCCTATTGCTAGTATTAACTTTGAATTTAAAATTACTGAACCATATGGTTTTAGTTTTACATCTTTACTTAAAGCAAAAGCCGCAGAGATTACTAAAGCTAGTACTATTCCGTATGAGGATCAAAATACTAATCCGATGAAACAGTTTTATGTATTAGGAGTTAAGTTTTATGGATATGATGATAACGGTGATCATAAAACATGGAGTACTTTAGAAGCACAAACTGGAAAACAAGTAACTACTCAAGGTATATCACCAAGTTATTATCCGATATCAATTAATGATTTTTCTTTTAGACTAGATGGTAGAAGTACAACATATACAATTAAAGCAGCACCATTATCAATGAAAGAAGCGTTTGGTGTAAAACGTGGACAAATTCAAAATGACTTTCAAGTTACAGGTAAGACAGTAGGTGATGTATTACTTGGCAACAGTGAATCAGGTGATTCGGGTAAGCCTGGCATTAAGGGCATTATAGAAGTAATGAATCAAAAAGAAAAAGATTTGGTTGCTGAAGGAAAAGCCAAAGTAGCCAATGTATTTAAAATACAAATTGATGATGATAGTATTTTGAAAGCAGAATTAACTGACACTGCACGTTATGATAAATCTAAAACTGCAATGTTAAATATCGCTTCTTCTGATGATGTAAGCGGCAAGAATACTAATAATAATTTTAAATATGATCCTAACACTAGAACTATTGCAGTTTCTACTGGTATGTCAATTGTTAAATTTATTGATAACACAATTCTTACAAGCAATTATATAACTGATGCGTTAAACACGGTGTACTCTGAAAATGCTGTTACAGATTCTACTCCAAATGCGACTAAGGGAAAAGAACTTCAGTGGTTTATGATAAACCCAGTCGCTAAACCTTTAGGATATGATCCTATTAGAAAAGATTATTCATATGAAATAACATATTATATAGCACCATATAAATTACCATACGTAAAATCAGTGTTTGTTAATCCAAATTCAAAATCAAAATATCCTGGTCCTTTTAAACGTTTTGATTATTATTTTACTGGTAAAAACACGCAAGTTTTAAGTTTTGAATTAAGTTATAACACATTATATTTTTTGCCTGGTAGTGCAGATGCGTCACAGGATTCAAGTAACAAAAATGGAACAGGTGACACCCCTATCACACCCGGACAAAAAAACTCTGGAATGGAAAATCAACTTAGTAAAGCGGGTATCCCTGTTGGTAGTGTCAAAACAAGTATCTATGCTCCGGGAGATCAACAAATAGCAAAGATGTCTATTTTAGGTGATCCAGATTTTCTTATGACTTCTTTAGGTGTAACTAAGAATGCAACTACTCCTGATGAGGCTGCATTTGGTCCTAATCAAGGTATAAATCCATTAGGTGGGCAAATCTTTATTGAAATTAATTTTTATGAAGGTGTAGACTATGATGATAGAACCGGCTTATTAAAAATTAATGATAACATTGAATTCTTCAATTATGATAAGTCAGTCAAAGATGCTATTCAAGGTATCGTTTATATGGTAAATAGTGTGGAAAGTACATTTAGTAAAGGTAAGTTTACACAAGATTTAAGATTAATTTTATGGAATGAAAGTAATAGTAATACTACAGCTACCGCAACAGACGGTGGTAGAGAAAACGCAGCGAATAATCAAGGTTTCCCGTTAGCTACAGATCAAGTTGGTGCTACCAATACTACTGGATTTAATGCATCACCTGCACCAAATACACAAGACACTTCACCGCAGCCAAATGCAGGTCAACAACAGGTAAGCAACACTAATCAATCAGTATTAAATTCAATTCAACCTGTTGGTCAAACAGCCGGACGAGAATTTGTATCTAACACTAACCAATCTGTCATAACTAGTATAACACAAGTTAACGGACAAGACATTGTAGCAACTACACAAACTACACAAAACACTGTAGTTGATGATGATTCAATCACAACACAACCTGCATTAAGTTATGCAGGAAATCATTTGGCAGGAAGAGAAACGTAAAAGGTTATAAATGGATAATATTATCAAAACGTCGGGAACGACTGAACAATTTAAATTAAATTCAGGCGGTTCAATATCATTTCCTTATGCAGTTAGAGGTATTGTTAAGGATAATGTAGATACTATACGTACAGGACGCCTACGTGTATATATAGATGATTTTGGTGCAAGTAATCCTGACGATAGTGATGCATGGGTAACAGTTAGTTATCTTAGCCCTTTCTATGGTTCAATACAAAACAATAGCGCAGCCAATCCTTCACAAGATACATCATATGGTGCGTTTGCACAAAACCCACATGCATACGGCTTTTGGGCAACCAGTCCTGATATAGGTAGTGAAGTCATTTGTATGTTCTTATACGGTAAGAAAGATTTTGGATACTATATAGGATGCATCCCTCAGCCAGGGTTGACTCATATGGTTCCTGCTATAGGGTCTACTGATAATATTATTGCAAATAATGAAGAAGCCGGTAGCTACGGTGGTGCTAAAAAATTACCAGTTATTGAAATCAATGACAAGAGTGATAAAATATCCAATGATCCTCAGTTTAATGATCAACCTAGACCAGTTCATACTGTAATAGCAGCACAGTTGTGGCAGCAAGGTTTAGTACGAGATGATATAAGAGGAACCATATCTAGTTCATCATCCAGAGAATCTCCTTCTAATGTATTTGGTATGTCAACTCCGGGTAGACCTATCTATTTAGGTGTATCAGGTGAAAATGATGTTACACAAACTACTAACTTAGAATCATCAACAAACACACAGGCTAAAGTAATCGCTAGACAAGGTGGTCATAGTATCGTTTTAGATGACGGTGATATGTTAGGACAAAACAACTTAATGAGATTACGAACTAGCGGAGGTCATCAAATTACAATGAGTGATGATGGGCAAACATTGTTTGTCATTCATGCTAATGGTCAGAGTTATGTTGAGTTAGGTAAAGAAGGCACAGTTGACATATATGCAACAAACAGTTTTAATGTAAGAACAAAAGGTGATATTAATTTTCATGCAGATAATAATATAAATTTAAATGCTAAAAAGAAATTAAACATCTATGCTGAAGAAATTAATATAAACAGTGACAAAAATACAAATGTTCGTGTGGGAGAAAATTTTTCACAAAATACTTTAGGAGACCATACAGTAAAAGTTGACAAGGGCATGAGTATGCATTCTGTAAGTAAAGCTTCCTATCGTAGTGATGCTGAGACATATATTAACGGAAGCAGAGTTAACTTAAACACTGGATTTTCAGGACTTGTACCAAAGAAAATTAATCCACTACCTATTGTAACACACACTGATACATTATTTGATAAAACAAAAGGATGGATTCCTGCTCCAGCTGTACTTACAAGCATCACATCACGATCTCCTGCGCATTATCCTTGGGTGAATGCTAACTTAGGTGTTGATGTTAAAGTTGATGATTCTGCAGACGCAAACTTCCCAACAGGTGCACCTACTAGTGTTAATCGTGCTAATGCTAACACACCTTCAGCACCACCTAACACTACAACACCTGCAGTTGCAAGTACTGCTCCTGCAAATAAAGAAGTAAGTCATACAATGGACAAGAATACAACATCTACTATGGTATCACAATCTGCAGTAAATGCCGGAACTGATCCTACTAAGTCTACAGTAGTTAATGGAACTGGATCAGGAGTAGTAACTGATTTAGATGGAACTAAAAAAGCTATCTTAGGGAAATTAGCGCACACCCCTGAACAGTTAGAACAAGGTGGATTTATCAAACCCGGGTCTGCTACATTAGTAAATTCATTAGTAGCAGGTAACAAAACAATAGATCAGGCAATGCCTACTAATATTTGGACAGGTAAAGATGGAGTTACAACAGTTAATTCGTATGTTAATAATAAAGATGCACAAGTAACTAATCAGGTTGAGATGTTAAAAATAGGTATTGCAGGACTAAAAGATAAAGGCGTGATAACCGGCAATGAAAGTTCAACGCAGATAGCAGGTGTAGTGAATGCTGCTGCAACATTAGGTGTGGTTAACACTATAAATTATATTAATGGAAGTACGAACGGAACAACAAATCAATTACTTACGTCACCTAATGCAACTAAACTTACTGGTGCAGTAAGTGCTGAAATTGCTTCAGGTAATTTTGCAGCTAACATGGCAGATAAAGTTACTAGTCCTGCAGGATCAATGTTAGGATCAATTAAGTCTACTGCAACAGGTATTGTTGATTCTGTTAAAGGAGCAGCAGCATCAGTATTTGGATCTATTAAAGAAGGATACACGAAACTAAAGGGCGGTGTACCTCAGAATTTAACTAAGTTGAATGCAGAGAATCAGGTTAAAAATGATCCAGCAAATGATCCATATGATCCTGCTAAAGACCCAACATTAACTGACGGACAAAAAGCTGCAGCAGCAACTCCTGCTAAAAAAGTCACATTAGCTGATGTTGCTGCAGGAGTAAGTGCTGTAAGTTCTATAGTACCTAACACAAATGTAGGAATGTTAGCGGGTGGTGTTACTGCCATTAGTAACCTAGTTACTAATTCTAAAGATAAAACAATTAACGTCAGTGGTTCTAATGTAGGAAACTCAATAAGCAATACAGTGAGTAGCATATCAAGTAAAGTTCCTGGTGTGCCTTCAGCACCTCTTTCAATTACCAAAGCTGGGTTATCAGCCGCAGCACTTTCTGGACTTAGTTTATCAGAATCAGCAAGTTTAAATAGTGCATTGCAGTCAATATCTTCAGGTGGACCGCAAAGCTTACAGATGCCTACGATTGCTCAAAATACTATTAATAAAGTTGGTTTAGCAGCACAGACAACTGCATTATTAGGTGATAACAGAATACCTACACCACCTACAGTGAATGGTCAATTTAAAGCACCTCCTGCAGATTTAGTTAAAAGATATGATGAAGCTAAAGCAGAGTTACAAAAGCAAGAAGATTTGCTGTGGGATCTTAAGAAAAAGCTTTATGATGATAAGAAAAAATGGGGTGTTGATAGTGCAGAAGCATTAGCTGCGGAAGAGCAGGTAAAAGTTTGCAGACAACGTATTGAAGAATTAAAGGCAGAAAAAACAAGTCTAACGAATCAAATGTTAGCAGCATAAGTGAGATAAAAATATGGTAATTTATAGAGGCTTTAGCACATTATTTAATAACAAAGACCGAACAACTAGTGCCCAAGTAGGCACCGGAGGTGGAACTGGTACATTAACAAATCCCAGTATTCCTTCTAAAAAGTTCGCAGTCTATGATGATACGTTAGTGATTACTGATTTCATTAACGCATTGAATATCCCGCAAGGACAGAAACCGGGCAATCCTGCATACGGAACACTAATTTGGACTTTTGTTTTTGATCCAAATCTTCCCGAGGTTCAAGTACAAATTGAAAATGAAATACGCAGAGTAGCTAGTTTGGATCCTAGAATAATTATCAATACTGTTACCGTATACCCGTATCAAAATGGTATCTTAATTGAAGTAGAAATGGCGGTTTCCCCGACAAATCGTGTTACTACTTTGCAGGTTAATTTTGATAGAAGTACCAATACTGCGTCAATACAATAACTTCAAAAACACTAGTTTTTGGATTTGATAAATATTATAAAGAGAACAAACTATGGCCACAAGTTCAAGACAATCTACTATTTTTGGTGTGAATGACTGGAAGGCAATATATAAGACCTACAGTCAGGCTAACTTTCAAAGCTACGACTACGAAACCTTAAGAAAAAGTTTCGTAGATTATCTACGCACCTACTACCCTGAGACATTTAACGACTATATTGAAAGCAGTGAATTTGTTGCACTGTTAGATGTAATCGCATTTATGGGGCAATCCGTTTCTTTCCGTGATGATTTGAATACACGTGAAAACTTTATTGATACCGCAGAACGTAGAGATAGTGTAATTAAACTAGCAAATTTAGTTAATTACAATCCAAAAAGAAACAGTTCAGGTCAAGGTTATTTAAAAATTAGTAGTATTGCAACTACAGAAAACGTAAGCGACATTAACGGATTCAATTTAGCAGGTATTCCTATTCTATGGAATGATCCTGCTAATCCCAATTGGCAAGAGCAGTTTAATTCAATTCTAAATGCAGCATTAATTAGTTCACAAAAAGTTGGCCGTCCAGGTAACTCAGCATTTATTGGTCCAATTAAAACTGACGAATATTCAATTAAGATTCCAAACACAGTAAGTCCAACTATTCCATTTACTGCAACAGTGGGTGGTGTAGCTATGAATTTTGAATGCGTTAATGTTACTAGTATTAATGAATCTTATTTGTATGAGTTGCCCCCTAAACCAGAGGGCAAGTTCAACATATTATATCGCAATGACAAATTAGGATTCGGAAGTCCAAACAACGGATTCTTCTTATATTTTAAACAAGGTTCATTGGTTCCTTACGAGTTTACATTGAACCAACAAATATCAAATCAAGTTGTTCCTATTGGGGAAATTCAAGGTGTAAACGAAACTGATACTTGGTTGTATAAAATTGATCCAGTGTCAAATGAATTAACACAATGGCAACAAGTTGATAATCTTTTTGCTAACACATATCTACGAACAGAGAATTCACGTAAGAGTGTGTTCAGTGTCAAATCACGTTTCAATGACCAAGTAAGTTATATATTTGGTGATGGTGTGTTTAGTGAGATTCCAGTTGGAACATTTAGAAGTTATGTACGTTCAAGCAATGCACTACAATATACTATTGATCCGTTTGAGATTCAAGGAACAACATTATCATTTAGTTATATTAGTAGAGTAAACAGAGTAGAAACATTAACAATTACAGTTGAGTTAACATCTCCTGTAAATAATGCTCAAAGCCGTGAATCAATTGCAGATATTAAACTCAAAGCACCAGTACAATATTACTCACAGAATCGTATGGTTAATGGGGAAGATTATAATAACTTCCCATATTCATTATACAATTCTATTATTAAAACTAAAGCATTAAATCGTACATCAATTGGTGTGTCACGTAACTTTGATTTACTTGATCCAACAGGGAAGTATAGTAGTACTACAAGTTTTTCTGACGATGGTGCTTTATATCTAAAAGACAATGATGAATTCTATGACTTTGTATTGAGTGAAAGCACCGGACAAACGTTAAGAATTATATCAAACAATCTGTTAAAAATTCTTAGTGATAGAAATTTATACCAATATTATGTATTAACAGCTACAAGATACTATCCAACAGTAGCAAGTGGTGATGGCGTAGTTTCTTGGCATTTAACTAGTTACAACGGTTCGACTGTTACAGGTTATTTTGAAGCATATGGTTTACCAATATCAGTATCTACATATAATTCATACAATATGAAATATGTAGGTACTAGCTCATTAGTAAGATTCATTGCACCTAGTGGATATTATTTTAAAAATAATAGATTAGTTTCAGGTATTCCTCCGTCAGCTGCCAATACTTACATGTGGGTAAATGTATTAAATGTAGTTGAAGATGGATTTAACGGTGGTGTTGGTAATTTATACAATGGGTTAGGACCTATTAGTTTAAGTAAGAATGTACCAAATGGTGCAATTGTAGATTGCATAATACCGATGTTGCAAAACACATTGCCTACATCAATATTCCAAAACATTACTGATTATCTTAACAACGGACAAAGTTTTTCTTTGTATTATGTAAACAACTTACCTGTAACTATTAATCGTTGGTTTGTTGGTGCATTTGATAGAACTGATGCATATGTATATTTTGAAAGTTTAGGAGACTTCAGATATAGAATCACAAATAAAGCAATTTCATACTATTTTGGTAGTGTAAAGAACACTCGTTTCTCATTTGACTCTGAGAAAATCATTTTTGATCCGTTATCAGGTACTATCGCATATGATTCTGTTACTGCATTAAAAACTAATACCGCACCGAACACAACTAATAGCATTGGAGTAGATACTTTATTAAACATTGTTGGTCAAACCATTGAAGCAGATGGTTACCCAGATGATTATGCTATTGAAGTTAGTAGTCAAGATGCTGCTAATAATGAATTAATTGATGACCCTGACTTCTTTGATAAAATTACTGGGTATCAATACGGCGACACAAATAGTTCATATTTTGTATTTGTAGAAACTACAAATGATATTAATAATTTAACGGCTCATAACATTACAGAACCAAATGCAGTAGTGTATGCATATGGAAGTTTAAGCGAAATAGAAAATGTAAAGTATGAATATCCAGTTTATCAAATATTTTACGCTTACCTAGAAAATAAATTTTATAAAATTTATCCTGATGCAACTACCGATACTATAGTATATGTGAATTCAATTGATAATTATATTGCGTATCCTGGTAAACAACAGATTCAATTTCAATATAAACATTTAAGTAATAATACTACTAGAATTGATCCAAGCACAACTAATATTATTGATTTGTATATCGTTACTTTAGGATATTACACAAATTATACTAACTGGTTAAAAGACTTGACTGGAACTGTTATAGAACCTACTAGACCTACAGTGGAAGAACTATCACAGTCATATAGTAAGATAAATGATTATAAGATGCTTACTGATAGTGTAGTATTAAATTCAGTAACATTTAAACCGTTATTTGGATCAAAAGCTGATCCAAAATTAAGAGCAACGGTAAAAGTAGTTCGTTCAAGTTTAACTACTGCAAGTGATAGTGAAATACGTTCTGCAGTTATTACAGCAATGAATGATTATTTTAATATAGATAATTGGACATTCGGCGATACTTTTTATTTCAGTGAATTAAGTGCGTATCTTCATTCTCAGTTAGGAGATTTGATTAGCTCTGCAATCTTAGTACCAAATGACCCAACATTAACATTTGGTGATTTGTATGAAATAAGAAGCGCACCTTATGAAATATTTGTTAATGGTGCACAACCAAACGACATATTAGTTATAGCAGCAATTACACCAAATGTATTACAAACTTAATGGATTAAAAAATGGTAACAAAAGTTAGAACATTAGATTTTCTTCCTGACATATTTAAAACAGTTCCGAATCAAGCCTTTTTAAGTGCTACTTTGGATCAACTTGTCCAACAACCTGACACGCAAAAAATTCAAGGTTATATTGGAAGAAAATTTGAATATGGCATAACTCCTAGTAGTTATTATGTAACTGAGCCAAATAAAACACGTTCAAATTATCAATTAGAACCTGCAATTATTTTTACACAAAAAGATACTAGTAAAGCTACTGATTTTATTACCTATCCTGAAATCATTGACGCATTACGTGTTGAAGGCTCACCAGTAAATAACAATTCAAATTTATTTGCAAATGAATTTTATAGTTGGGATAGTTTCACAGACTTAGACAAGCTAACTAACTTTAGCCAATACTATTGGTTGCCTACTGGTCCTGATTCAGTTGAAGTTAGACCAACAGCTATTCCTGTTTCAAGTGTATATACACTAACATCATATATCCATTATTATCAATTTACTAAAGATAATGAATTAATACCAGAAATAAACCCCACAATTACGTTAGCCAGAGGCGGTGAATACTATTTTGGTGTTGATCAAAAGACAGATTTTTATATACAAACTATGCCCGGAATAAACGGCATAGACCCTCAACGTAACAACGTAAGCACACGTGAAGTATTTGGTGTTTCTAATAATGGTCAATCTAAGGGTGTTGTAACTTTTAAAGTCCCTTATGCAAATGCTCAATCGGGTGATGTTTATGAAGGATTAGTTAAAGTAGATTTAGTAACTACCCTTGCATTCAATGATATTGATGGTAGACGTTTAAGTGAGATAGGCACCATTGACGGTGTTAATCAACTATTAGATAGAACATTAATGTTCTATGGCGATAAAAATAGCAAGTATGTTAATGTTGATAGTTTTTATGATTTTACTTCATACGACCAATCTCAACCAGTAGAGGTTGGGTTTGATCAGACTATCCCACTACAGCTTAATGATTTCTTTTACAGAATAGTATATGAAAGTTTAGACATACCCAATGATCCTATTATAAGATTGGAAAGCGCAGGTACTATTCCAATTAATACTAATATTCAGGTATTAATCGGTAAAGATTATTCAAACAAAAAGTTTGTTAAAAATGTATACGGTGAGATAGCACTTATCCCTCAGATTACTGCACCGTTGGATACATTATATTATCAGGATTCAGTTGACCCTTTACGATTTGGTGTAATTAAATTAATAGATTTAGAGACAGATAATTATCTTAATATAGAAAATGAAATTTTAGGCAAAATTGGATATACATCACCTAACAATGTTAAATTTACAAATGGATTAAAAGTTAACTTTGCGGGTAATGTAATTCCGGCTTCGTTCAAAGGTAAAGATTATTATGTTGATGGTGTAGGATCAAAAATAGTTTTACTTCCTGTAAATGAGTTTGTAGTACCTGAACCATTTAGTACAGGAATCTATACTGCATATGATGCAGCACCATATGATCTTACTGTATATTCAGATATATTAGAAACACCTACGATTCCCGATTATATTACTATAAGCAGAAATAGTCGTAGCAGAAATCCATGGACAAGAAGTAATCGTTGGTTTCATAAAGATGTAATACAAGAGACCATTAATCATACTAGTAGTTCTGTTTTATTGAGCATTATAAACAATGAAACTAATAGAGCAAAACGCCCTATTATAGAATTTTATCCCAACATTAAATTATATAATTCAGGTACAGATAGCAAACAACCAATTGATTTCATAGATTTTGTAGAAACTAATGGCTTAGCAAATGTTGCAGGACGTGAACTTGTTGTTACCACTGGTATTAACGGTGGTACTAATGCTATTCAAGTAAATGATACATCTACTATGACTGCAGGTCAGGCAATAAGTTTTACCGGAGACATGTTCACATCATTAGGTGTAGTCACAGTTGATGCAAATGTAATATATTATGTTAAAGAAATTCTCTCAGGAACTGATTTTACTATTAGCGAAACCTTAGGAGGACCGGTATTTGACGTTGCAACATCTATTACTCCAGTAACAATCATTCCTTACTGCGTAGATGGTAAGGCAGTATTTGACGGTGCAAAAGTAGTATTTGCAGTTGATAGTAATATTGATGCTAGAGATAAAATTTATATAGTTAAATTTGTTACCCTACATGGTGGAACAAGATATTATATAACACTTACTAAAGCTCCAGACGGAGATGTGCAATACAATGATCAAACTGTAGTTTTATTTGGTAACACAGCTAAAGGTAAAAGTTTTTACTATGATGGATCCAATTGGATAGAGGCACAATCAAAAACATTAGTTAATCAACCACCGTTGTTTGATGTGTATGATAAGAACGGTACTAGTTTTGGTGATCAGACTTATTATAATAGTAGCGATTTTACAGGTATTACTTTATTTCAATATGCAGTTGGTACAGGTAATGATGATCCTGTATTGGGCTTTCCGTTAAAATATAGTTCAGTTAATAATGTAGGAGATATATCATTTGAGGTAAGTCTAAATACACAATCATTTCATTATGTACTAAATGGCTTGCCTGTAACAGAAGCAGTTAATGAAGGATATCCTATCATATACAGTGATAGATCCACTTATGAAAATCAATTAGGTTGGCAAACTGCGGCTAGTCCAAGCTTTCAATATCAAGCATTTGAATTTACTTATTATCCAGCAAACAACAACACTTTCTTTGTATGTGATGTTCCGGTAAAACCTGTTAATGAAACTGCATGGCCAGTAATTCGTGTTACTATGGGTGAAACAGTATTAGATAGCACGATGTACACCTATACAGTAACAGGCAGTACAACTACAGTAACATTTGCATCAACACCTTTGGTGGAAATCCCTGTACAAATATTAATTTACAGTGATAAAGTAAGTGCAACTGCATACTATGTAATTCCTACTAACCTTGAAAATAATATATTCAATAATGAAGTATCAACTTTAAATTTAGGTGATATCAGAAATCATTTTCAAACTATATTTTTAAACAGTGAAAAATTAACTGGTAGTGCATTTGGAGCAAACAATTACAGAGATGTTCCTAACTTATTGCGTTATGGTACAAAGATCATTCAAAACAGTGCGCCATTAACTATTGCAGGTGCATTATTAAGAAACAAAAGTTTTAGTCTACTAGAATCATTGTCATTTAATTCTAATGAATATGTAAAATTTAAATCATTATTAATTGATACTATTAATAAAACAGACTATACAGTATACCAATCAGATGCATCTATATTAGATGATGCATTGAGCCAAATTTCTTCATACAAAACAGATGTCAATGCATTCTTTTGGTCAGACATGTTACCAAGCAGAAGCTCATATATTTCAAACACATATAAGTTTTCTACCTTTGTAGATACTACTAATTTTCAATTAAGTAGAATTTATGATTTTTCTTCTGCGAATTATTATGGTGTTTTGATTTATTTAAGTAGAACAGTTGATGGTGTGCCTAGAACAATTCAACTAGTTAAAGATATAGATTATCAAATCAGTAGTACAGAAGCGCAAGTAACTATATTCACCGATTTAATTCCTAATGATTTAATTATTATTAATGAATATAATCAGACTTATGGAAGCTTTGTACCAAACACTCCTAGTAAATTAGGATTCTATCCTATATCTGTTCCTGAAGTCGTATACGATGAAACCTACATTTCTCCTGCTTATTTCATAAAAGGACATGACGGGTCATATACTAAATTATACGGTGATTATATTGATGGATATTTAGTTGATTTTAGAGATAGAGCCTTATATGAATTTGAATTAAGAGTTTATAATAATATTAAAGTAAAAGCAAAGATTCCTGTTACTGCAGATGAAGTTATACCTGGACAATTTAGAACTACTAATTTCACATATGATGAAATTTTAGGATTATATTCTACCTATTTCTTAAATTGGATTGGTAAAAATAGAATTGATTATAAATCACAGTATTATTCTATGAATAATCCCTATACTTATAACTATAATCAATCAGCCAACAAATTAGATAATACTCAAATAAATCAGGGCAACTGGCGTGGAATGTATAATTGGTTCTTTGATACTACAACCCCTAATTTAACACCTTGGGAAATGATTGGTCATGCAAACAAACCAAGTTGGTGGGATGCAAGGTATGGTGCGTCACCATACACTAGTGACAATATGTTGCTATGGCAAGATATGGAAGCAGGCATTGACTACAATAATGGTAGTCCGTTTGTTAATCCTGCACGTGTAAGACCAGGACTATCAAAAGTATTACCAGTAGATAGCATGGGTAATCTAGTAGATCCTATGAACAGTGTTGTTGGTAATTATGATAATTTAACCTTCAATCGTGATTGGAGAGTAGGTGATTGGGGTCCAGCAGAATACAGTTACATTAAGAGTAGCACATATCCATTTGACTTAATTAAATTATTAGCATTATGCAAACCTGCAAAGTTTTTTGCGTTAGGTGAAGACTTAGACCATTACAAATTTAATACAGAGTTTAATCAATATCTGTATGATAATAGATTTAGATTCTCTACAGTTAATGCTGTAAAATATGGTAGTGGAGTAGCGCAACATAGTTACTTAGACTGGGTTGTTGATTATATTCAAAGTTCAGGTAATACTGGATATGACGTATTAACCAACATCTTAACTAATTTAGATGTTAGACTTGTTTATAGAATGGCAGGCTTTAGTGATAAAGACTTGTTAAAATTTTATGTAGACAAAGGAACACCTAATAGCAAGAATAATTCATTGTTGATTCCTGATGAAAGTTACTCAGTAATATTGCACGAGAATCAACCATTCGACACAGTAACATATAGCTCAGTTATCGTACAAAAAACTGACACTGGTTATAAGGTGTTTGGTAATTCTCAAAATAAAATTTATTTCACTACATATACTCCGTTACTTAATGGCAAGTATGACAAATTAACTGTAGGCGGGGAAACAGTTACAGTTACAAAAGACTATATTAAAAAAGAATTAATAATTCCGTATAACACAGAATTTCCTACAATACAAGCACTATCAGAATTTTTATCTAACTATGGAAAATACTTAACAGATCATGGATTTGTCTTTGATGTTATTGATAGAGGCATTTTAGTAGACTGGAATTCAATGATTAAGGAAGTATTGTACTGGACCCAATCAGGTTGGGAAGTTGGCGCAATTATAAATCTTAATCCTGCAGCTAAACGTATTGTTATCAATAAAGAAAGCAGTATTGTTCAACCACTAACACTACAAGATCAAAATTATATTTTGAATCAGGATTTGATCCCTATTCAAATAAAAGATATGAACGTAAACAGAAACGGTACAGAGTTTTCTGCTGACATATTAAACGAAAATGACACAGCATCCTACTTCATTGCTAATTTAAGTAATATTGAACATGCAATCGTTTTTGATAACACAACATTATTCAATGATTTGATTTATGATCCTAACACCGGACTACGTCAATATAGAATATTAGTTAAGGGTGTAAAAACTGCTGAGTGGACAGGTACAATGGACACTAAAGGATTCATTCTTAATCAAGACAATATACAAGAATGGCAAGCCAATAGTAGATATTCTAAGGGCGTTATCATTAAGTACAAAAATGTATATTGGGCTGCTGATGATATAATTCAACCAGCATCTACATTCCAACAAGCATTGTGGAAACGTGTAGATTATGAAAAAATTCAAAAAGGGTTATTGCCTAATGCAAGCAGTAGAGCATATGAAAGTACATTATACTATGATTCAAACTCTGCAAACTTAGAAAGTGATGCAGATTTATTGGGCTTCTCTATAATTGGATACAGACCAAGAAACTATCTAGCTGCTGCTAACTTAGATGATATATCACAAGTCAACCTGTATAAGACAATGGTTGTTGAAAAAGGTAGCAAGAATGCTGTTTCAGCAATTCAAAACATAACCCTACAAACAGGTGGAATACAATACGAAACATATGAAAATTGGGCTATTAATGTGGGTCAATATGGTGGTATACTCAATCAAAACTTCATTGAGTTTACATTAAATCAAAATCAACTAAGTGGTAATCCGGCTATAATTGGTATTACTAAAGACACTGAAGTACCAGGAGCTACACAAATAGTTCCATTGAATGCATTAACAAATTACGGCAGAAGTATCACTGATGCAAACATTCTACCTTTATTAGATCCTGCAACAACTAATAAATTGCCTAGTGCAGGCTATGTCAATTTTAATGATGTTAGAATGTATTCCTATACTTACTTAGGATTAAACAATACTACACTACCAGTTGACCAACTTAATAAAAATGAATATATTTGGGTAGCTGATTATAAAAATGAATGGCAGGTTTACACACCTGAAGCAATAACATTTGCCGGTAGTCCGTCACAAGTTATTAATATTACTAACAATTTAAATTCTACTGCTACAGTAACATTTGATAATCCGCATGGTTTAGTAAAAGATGATTTATTCATAATTCAAAACTATAGTGATTTACTAGATGGATTCTACATAGTTAATCAAGTTGGTAGTATAACAACAGTAGTGGTAGATATATCACTTAGTGCTACTGCGCAAACTTCCACCCAAAGTGTTGGTTTAGCGGCTAAAATGATTAGCGCAAGAATAACAGAAAGCAATGATATAATTAACACTGATTTCTTAAATTCTGAATTTGTAACAAGTAAATTATGGGTAGATCAAGCAGTAAACGGTGGCTGGGCAGTTTATAAGAAAACATTAAACTACCAAAGAACTAATTTTGTTGATAAGCCAGAAGTTACTGTTTCATTTGGTTCAGCAGTTGCATACGATACTAAATTGGGTTATTTTATTTCTGATGCTGATGACGGTAAGTTATACAGATACACATATTCTGTTGTGTCGCAGGATTATAGTTTAGTAGATACAATTTCTGTTTCAACTGGTTATGGTTCAGCTATTGCTCATTCAAATGATATGATGGCTGTAACTTTGCCGGGCTCAACTAGTTACGTGTACATTTATTCATTAGAGCAAACCAAAAACATTGAAGCGGTGGTACAACAACAAATAATTACAATTACAGGCAAAATTGCAGGTTACAAGATAGCAATGTCCGGTGATAAGAAATATCTATTTGTTCCGGCAACTAATAATGCGCAAGTATTAGTTTATAGATTAGACAATAATTACACATACACTAGCACAGGATATGCAACTAATGCCAATATAGCTATCGGAGATCAAACATTCACCATCGCAGGAAATCATACTGCTATCTATAACGAAGGTGACAAGGTTACTTTTGCAAATACAAACGGAACAACTGTTTACAAATTCATTAAAGCATATTATGATTCTGCAAACTCACAAACAGTCTATTCTATTGAAGGAAACTTCTCGGAGAATATTTCTTCAGGAACAACCGCATATAAAGCAACATACCGCTATACTAGTGTAGGAACAGTTTCTGTGGGAGGATTGGGTTCGTCTGACAACTTTGGTTACAGTTTATCAACAAATTATGACGGTACTAAATTATTTGTAGGTGCACCAAATCAAGATTATAGTTTTAATTACACAGATGAAGGATATGCCTACATATTTAATCGTGTAGTTCAGAATTTTTATCAATCATATGCTAGTTTAACAGATGCATCCACTACATATACATTAGCATATGCAGCTACAAACACACCAGTTGTTCTTCTAAATGAAGAAGTAGTTGATCCAACAAATTATACTGTTTATACCAGCGCAATCGACACATATGGCTCGTTAGTTGCTGGATCAGGGTATACTAACGGACAATACTCAATTGCACTAACTAATCTAACAGGTAGTGGCACAGGAGCAGTTGCTCAAATTACAGTAAGTGGTGGTGCAGTTACTAATCTTTGGTTAAGAAATAGAGGATCAGGATATGCAATCGGTAATGAATTGACTGCTGCTTTACCTGCAGGATCAAGCTTCAAAATTACTGTTACTGCAATCAAAAATCTACTAACATTAAACGTTCCTGTTAATGCGGGTGACATTGTAACATTCAGTTCAGGTGACTTTATTCAATCACAGACCTTAGTTGGACATGACATTATTGCTAATCCAAAAGTAGGTGTATTATTTGGTCGTAGCATGAGTAATAATACAAGCGGTAATGAATTAATTATTGGTGCTCCATATGATGTAACTAACACAGGTATTGAGGGTAGTGTGTATCGTTTCACAAATGAAGCGCAGAAATACGGAATGATTAAGGGTACAACTACAGTTACGTTAGCATCACCTACATCAATATTGATTAACGGTTACGCAGTAACATTGCCAGTAGGAATTGATAATATAATCAGTACTATCAACAATGCAATATTACCTAATATTCAAGCAAGTAAAACAACTGACAACAAATTAATTATTAGCTTAATTGATGCTACCTTAAGTCCATCTAACAACAAATTGAACATAACAGTATTTGATTCGGCTGTATATGGGTATTTAGGTTTCAATTTATATACAAAAACACAAGTTTTACACGATATTAATCAACAAAATGCAACTCAGTTTGGTTATGAATTAAAGTTCAACGAATATAATTCATTTGTTGTAAGTTCATTGGTGGGTACACGTTATAGCTTAACATCATTTGACTTTACTGATGACGGTAATTATACAAATGATACTATATTTGATAATAATTTTACTATGTTTGTGGACACATTACCAAATGCAGGTTGTGCCTATATGTATGATTACATTCCTACTTATAACGAGAATATAGACAGTGTTGGGCAATTTGTACTAGCACAGACAGTGAATGATGTTATTACTGACATAGGTAATACTGAATACTACGGGGAAACAATTGCGTTCAATAACTATGTGGTAATGATTGGCTCACCTAACTTCAAGCCTGGTACAGATGATGGTAGAGTTAATATATTCTACAATCAAGCCAATGAGCAAGATTGGGCAATATATAGAAGTGCAGGTAGTGTGGTTGATGTAAACAAACTACAAAACATACAGATATTCAATAATAGAGATAGTAGTATGTTGTCTACGCTAGATTATATTGATCCGTTACAAGGTAAATTATTTGGTGTTGTACGTGAGAATTTAGATTTTATTAGCGACAATGATCCTGCAGGATACAATACTTCTACAGTAAACAATAAAGTAGTATGGGGAAGTGACTATGTTGGCTCAATGTGGTTAGATACGTCTGCGATTAGATTTGTTGACTATCACCAACAAGATTTAGTATACAATAGTAGATATTGGGGAACAGTATTTCCTGGCAGTACAGTAGCAGTATACACTTGGACTGAGAATGATGTTCCTCCGATAACATTTACTTCTACCGGAACACCATATGAACTTGATTCATATACAATGTTATCTACTGTAACCAACACAGGTGCAGTACTCACCAAATATTATTATTGGGTTAGAAATACGGATACTGTTTATGCCGGAAACTCATTATCTGATAACGTGATTGAAAGTTATATTACTAATCCATTGGGTTCAGGAATTCCATTCTTTGCTGCATATGCACAAAATGAATTTGGATTATATAATTCAGCAGAATTTATTCAATCGACTGATTCAAGTTTACACATAGGATATAAGCAAGGTACAAATGATGATGTGCCGCATAATGAATTTCAATTAATTAGAGATGGTTATGCTGATGATTTCTTACATGGCTTACCATCATTGTATAATCCTGTAATCGAACCAGAAGGACTATATCGCAAATTATTAGATAGTTTATCAGGAACTGACGTTCGCGGTAATGAATTACCAGATCCATTTTTGCCTAAGTTATTACAGATTGGAACACAAGTTCGTCCTAGACAAAGTTTCTTTGTTGACAGATTAATGGCACTTCAAAACTATTGCATGTATGCAAATAGTGTAATGATTCAATTCCCTATAGTAGAAATGAAAAATCCTAGTTTTTCCGGATTATTTAAAGCAACCTCAGGTCAGAATGCACCTGCATTTTTTACAACCTATGGTGAGTTTTATGACACTGCAAACTATTGGGAATATGTCAACTGGTGGGCAACCGGATACAGTGATGCTACTCGCACTGATGTAGAAGTTCCAAAATATTATGATTTGTCTACATTGGTTCCATTCACAAACATGGTAGCGGGGGTTATCAGTAATAGTGACGGAAAACGTGAAGTATACGTCTATAACGGTATTGAATGGGAACGTGTAGGATTACAGTTAGGTACAATTCAAATCAAAGAGTCACTATGGAATTACACTATAAACAAAATTGGCTTTGGTGACAATTTCTTTGATACAGATTTATATGATTATTTCCCTTCAGTTGAAACAGAAAATATTGTCAGAGGATTAACTGAAGAAGTATTTACTGGTGATATGGCTATATATCGTAACAGAAGTTTGATTTTATTGTTCGAATACATAATCACCGAAAGTCAAAACTATGGTGGTTATTTAACATGGTTAAACAAAACATCATTCTTAGATGTGCAACATACACTACGTGAATTGGTGCAAAGTAAAAATTTCCAACGTGATAATGATGATTTCTTGTATGGCTATATTAATGAGGTTAAACCATATCGTGTAGTATTAAAAGAATTCTCACTAAGATATACTAAGACAGAAGTGTATGACGGTGATATTTCTGATTTTGACTTACCCGCATCTTATAATGCAACATTAGATAGATTTATTTCCCCTCAATTAGTATTCACTGAAAATTATAAAACAGGTGAATACTTACCTTCAGATACTATTTGGCAAGATAACTTATATAATCAATGGTTTAATAATTACGGGGTTATTCTATCATCAATTCCAAACTATAATTTAGGAACATTGAAATATTTTATATCTGTTACTAGTAGGGAGATAGTAGTTGATAATGCATTTGGTTATCCTACAGTAGGTATACTGCAAATTGATGATGAGATAATAAGTTATACTGGTGTTGACAGAGATAGAGGTATACTATATGGAGTTATACGAGCAGAAAATAACACTGTAGCTGCAGTTCACTATCCGGGTACTAAGATATATACAGACTTGCCGGGTGCAGTTGTATTCTATACTGGTAGGGGATATACCGATGCGCCGGTGATTACTGCATACATTGACACAAATATTTACCCTGTACCAAATCAAAAAGCTGTATTAAAAGCAATCATGTCAGGTGATATAGTTGTAGGTGTTGAAATAGTAAATCCGGGCGCTGGATATGCGGTCACTCCTGATATTATTGTAGAACCTTCAATTGTTTCTACATTTGGTTCTATTGACGTAAATTATATAAGCAACACTATATTAGTTTTATATGATAATTTTATAACAGGTGATTTAGTAAAATATACTGCAGGAACTTCAAGAATTTTAGGTTTGATAGACGGTGATTACTATTATGTTGGTCTAACCGAATATGTTGGTGTAACTAAACCTGCACCAACAGGCGAAACTTCAGGATCATTAACTCCTATCGCATTATATACATCTAAGATTGATGCAATTAATGATAGTCACCGAGTAGTTATGATTCAAGCAGGTGAAAGCACTGACAATAAACTTAGTTTAGGTGCACGGATTATTCCTATATCTAGCAACAAGCCTACTAGACAACTAACCACAAAACTTAAATTCGATAGAACAAGTTATCGTCCGCAAGTTGTTGAATGGGAACCAAATGGTTTCTATGGTGCATTGTACGATACAAGAGGTAATGATGCAAGTTATGCTGCATTACTTTCTACATCAATTGATTATTATTCAGTCACTGGAGAAACTAGTGCAAGTGGACATGATGCTGTGTTCAACATATTTAATTGGGTGTACGGAGGAGGAAATAATCCACCAACATTCGTGTCATCTGGAAATAACTATGGTGTTTACACAGGTGACGTAAACAGTGCCGGATTAGATTATGCACTCAGTGATACTATCATTATATTGGGAACATCTTTAGGCGGTACTAGTCCAGCAAATGACTGTACTATTCTTGTAACTTCTGTAGGGGTAGACGGGTCAATATTAGGTATAGAGGTATCAGGTATACCACCAACAGTATATCAAGCTAGTTTACAGGGATCAACAGTTAAAATATTATCAGTAACAACTGAATCAGGAACAGGTGATACTCTGGTATCATTAGACTATGCCAATAGCTCTTTATATCCAGCAGTTATTTCAGGAGCACAAGTATATTTTTATAAATCTACACATTTAACACCTTATGTTTATGATGATACTATAAATGACGGGGCTGTGATTTGGATTTACAGTCCTAGATTATTTGGTTTATCAGTAAGTAATCAGTACTATATTGAAATCAAAGATGCAGGTATTATTTACTCTACTGGAGATACTATTACTATTACCGGAGATTTATTGGGTGGAACTTCACCGGCTAATGATTTAATAATTACAATTACATATGCTGATCCTGGAACAGGGGCAATAGTTTTTTATTCTTTAAATGGTGTTACTGTTGACTTGTATGAATTATATTTTGTCAAACCAATAAATTCTACTCAGGTTAAATTATACACATCTTCTACATTATTATCACCGGTTATAGGATCAATTGATTTTACTACAAATGACGTTGTATTCTATCCTGAACCAATTGCAGGTAAACCTGGTTATAGTCAACCAATGATTTCGTTAGTTGCATACAATAATAAACTGTATCGTTGCATTGAAAGTAATACTGATACAGAGTTTGACTACGCTAAATGGGAATTATTATACAGTGATGATCCTATGATTAATGCATTGGATAGAACATTAACATACTATCAGCCTACTGAAAGTATGCCAGGTAAAAACTTACCTTTATTAATGAGTGGGTTAGAATACCCAAATAGTACATATACTGGAAATAAGTTTGATCAGGCTATCACACTTGATGTTATACTAAATGACAAACCTTTCTATCCTAGCAATATTGATGTTGCTGCAATTGTATGGGATGGAAATCAATTTGTAGCTGTTGGCAATACAACTAAGTATGTTATTCAAGAAGTTTTAAATGCTACCGCTTCTTTGAATGTAAACGTAGTATATGTAGAATTACCATACGCATATGACAGCATTAAAAAGGTTTCGGTATTTAATGCCACTAGAAATATAACGGTTAGCTCAGATAACGTAGAATTAGTATTAACAGATACTTATCCTCAGTTAATATTTACTAATCAAGTATTAGAAGGTGACACATTAGTTATCACAACTTATTTTGGTGATAATGAAGGTTACAGTATTGTTCTTCATAGCTCTAATGGAGTAGATTGGTCATTCAAAAAACTCAGTGATCAATTCTTAGATGTAAAAGATATTATATATTCAGGCTCGTTCTACGTGGTTGCAACAAACAATATCGATACTCCATTAATTATAAGTTATGATTCATATTCTTGGACTAGTGTTGGATCCTACACTGGTTATGATATTTTTGAATATGACTCCGCAGGATTTGATACTGCTTCAGTTCAATCACCTAAGGATCAATTGAATAGTGTAGCATATTATAACAACCAGTATGTTTCTGTTGGTAAGAATATTCTATCAAGTATTAATGCCACTACATGGGATCAATCATTTAGTTTTGGATCAAGACTTACAAATACAATTAAATCTGTAAGCTACATAAACGGAACCTATCCAGCATTCAACGGATTTATTGCTGTTGGTTACGGTGATACTGTTACTGGAAATGAAAACACGCCTTACCCTAATATTGTACAATATACTAGAGTACTATTAAGCTATGATGGGATAAACTGGAACAATGTGTTCACTGGTCTACAATCTAAATGGTCGGTAGTATTTGGATCAGATACTACTATCATAGCTGCTAGTGAAAATGGTGAAATATATTACAGTAACAATGGTTCTAACTGGGTACAAGCTACTATTAATGGAGCTCCGGTTACAGCTTCATTTAATCATGGTATATTTGCAGCAAATAATTACATTCTTGTTGGTGATAAGGGCACAGTGGTATATAGTGCAGACGGTATAACTTGGACACAAGTTCCTTCAATATCAAATAATAATTTACGTAAAATTTCATACAATGGCTTATATTCTAATGCTTCATATTTTATAGTAGTAGGTGATAAATCAACGATATTAAAGAGCGCCAACTTACAAAATTGGGAAAATGAAACTTATATTAATACTGAGGATACTTTCTACGCTGTTAAAGGAGATCCTTTCTTATCAGGATATGGTCCGGAAGAATTAGTTCCTGGATTGATATATGATAATTTAAGTATGGTAGTAAGAAGCACACCTGGCTCATTATGGGATCCACTAGAATACAATAACTATGGTTTCTTTATGAAAGGAAAAACTGTAGTTTATGACGGTAATCAAGTAGTTGAGTTAGAGGACGGAACTACTCAATTCAGTTTTGCTGATTTAATGCTAAATCCTGCTCAAGTTGCAGTTTATACAATAGACGTTCAAAACTATGATCAGGCTACAAGAATATATGAAGTAAACTCTGTGGATAATCCTACTGCAGTAACAATCATAGAATCTATCGACTGGGTTAATAAAACAGTAACTATTTCTTCTGGTTTTAACTACGGAGCATATAATATATATGTTGAAGTATATGGAGTAGGTGCAGGTAATCAACAAGCCAAAGGTAGTTCAGATAGCGTACCTGTATATTATGATAGTAAGTTGGATGTAAGTTACATTGAAACTGATTACCCATATGATCCTAATGCATACTTAGTACCGTTAGTATATGTTAATGGAATTAAGAAAACATTTAATGTAGATTATGTGATAGTTCCTAGTTTCAATTCATCTATACAAATTCAATTTAATAGTGTAATTGATATTGAAACCGAATATGTAAACTTTACATTATGTGGTACTACACAAATTAATAACTTACCGCAACGTGATTATAGTATACCTGAATTACAAGTATTCCAATATATATCCGGTGCTCAAACATTTACACTTACAAATTATGTAGGAGATTCTAATCCAACCAATGCATTAGTTGAACTGAATGGAGTTAGATTAGTTCCTACTGTAGACTACACTATTATTAGTGTAACGTTGACTGTAATAACTTCATTATCTGCCGACGATGTAATTGCAGTGACAACTTTTGCAGACACCTCATCACAATATTTTGTTACTGATGAAGAAAACACAATTAACACATCTCCTATCGTTAACATCAATACATTGACAGTACCGGTAGTAGTAACTACCAATAAGAATACTGGATTTATTAGTGGTGATTCAATTATAATGGATGGTATTACTGGATCTACTCAGTTAAACGACATATTAAAATATGTTAAACCACTAGCAACTTATGTTGAAGGTGCAACAACATATTACCCATATGAATTGTATGATGATCCAGATTTCTTATATCCTGTTATTCCTAACTTAACCGGCAAATATACCGGTGGGGGATATATTTGGAAGGCCTCAGATACTTTCCAAATCTCAAATACCAATTTTGATTTAACCGATGTAAACAGATTGTTTGTGACTGTAAGTGGACTTAGAATAACTCCTGATAAATTACGTATAAACACAAACAACAATTTACTTAATATCATTACTGATATAAGTGTAGGTGATACAGTATTGGTTACAAGCTTTATGCCTACAGCGACACCAGATGAGGAAAGTTATTTGTTAAGTATTGATAGAAACGGTAATGCTTCAGTATACAATGCAAATATTAACAATAGAACATGGATAACACAACCATTATATTTTAATGATACAGCAATTCATTTATTTGATGTATCTAAGTTAATTGATACCAAAACTATTAACATAGTAGCACAAAGTGACGGGACTAAAATTTATGTTGATTTACCATATTTAATTGATGATATTAAGCAAATCTCTATAGAAAATAATAGTACCTTTACAACTATTTCTTACAGTACTCCGACAAATCCATATGGAGCATATCTAGAGGTTCAGGATTCAGTAACTAAATTGATATTCCCTAGCATAGAAAATGTAAGTGCGGGTAATAATTTAACATTGACTTTACGTTTTGGGGATAAATTAACAATCAACGGGGAAAAGATTTTCTTCAGTATAGTTAATTATCAGGATAATACAGTATCAGGATTGATTCGAGGGGTAGACGGTACACCGACCCGAGAATTCCACGAAACTAATAGTTTTGTTTACGGACTATCAGTAATAGATAGACTCCCTGACTATTACTATAACAAGACTTGGAACAGTGAAATCTACAGTAATTTGGGTGATCCGCTACAAATAAGCAACACTTACCCAGCAAGATTCCTAAAAGCAAGGTAATTATGAGTGATAAATATAATATGACAGAAAACAAAGAAAAAGAGCAGGAAAAAGCTATCCCTACTCCTGACGAGAAGGGCGGATTCATTTTTAGCTCAGTTTTAAAAGTTTTTGACCCTAACACAAACGAAATATTAGTACAAAAAAGAGGTGACGATTAATGTCAACGATAAACTATCAGCTAAAAATAGAAGGCTTTCTAAAAATTACAGATCCCACAACTGGTGAGGTTATAGTAGATAAAAAGAATGCTATACATTACGAGAACATTTCAGAGGCCATCGCTGACACACTAAGCAGTCGCGGATACGGTGGAATCTACAAAATGGCTTTTGGTAATGGCGGTGCAAGTATTGACAGTACAGGTGTTATTACATATTTACCGCCCAATACTACAGGACAAAATGCTGCATTATATAATCAAACTTATACTAAAGTAGTAGACGATACTAGCGTATTAAACTCAGACCCAGCTAGAAATCGTATGATTGTTTCACATACTGTGGGCAAAGTATACAGCGATATACTTATACAATGCTTACTAGATTACGGTGAGCCTTCAGGGCAGAGTGCATTTGATAATGGAACGCAGTTAGAATCTACGTTTACATTTGACGAAATTGGATTACTTGCTGATTACGGAACAGACACAGCAGGGAACGAACAGACAAGATTATTGACACATGTGATTTTTCACCCTGTGCAAAAGAGTTTAAACAGACAAATTCAGATAGATTATACTGTCCGAATTCAGAGTTTAACAAATCTAGTCGTAACGTAAGATAAATACTTAAACTTTACAAAATCGGAGTAAAAAGACAATGGCATATACAATTAGAAGAAGTGACGGTAACGTACTTTGCACAATTCAAGACGGTACAATCAATACTACAAGTTCAAGTTTGGGCTTACCTGGCAGAAATAAATCTAGCTACGGTGAAGTTTTAGACACAAACTTTGTAAAACAGTTAGAAAGCTATGCGGCTGCAAGCCCGCCAGCTAACCCATTAAGAGGTCAGCTTTGGTTCAACACTACATCTAATGTTTTATGCGTCTGTCCTGCAGATAATACACTGGTTGCAAGCAACTGGATCACATTGACTTCAACTTCAAATGGTAGTATCACAACAGGTAATATTACAGCGAACGGCAACATTGCAGCCAATAATGTAACTGTTACTGGTGGATTCTTTGGTGATACTATTAGTGTTAGATTAGCTACAGTAAGTGATACAGTGACTTCAGTTAATGCAAATATTACTACTGCTAATATTTCAACTGCAAGAATTACATCAATTACTACTGGAGCGACAACTACTGCCGGTACAATAACTGGTCAATACACTGTATATGGAAATTCTAGCGGTAATGCGATGTATTTTCAAACAGGTAACATTACTTTTGCAACAAGTAGTATTAACGGTATTAAGTGCGATAACTATATGTACGCAAATGGTGTTTCATTTAATCCAGCAGGTACCTATAATAATTCAAACGTTTATACTTACTTGAACGGTGGTACATTTACCGGTAACATTACACCAGCTAAAGTCACAACTGCTGAATTAGCAGGTGGTGGTAATATTAGTGGTATATGGCAATTAAGTCCAGGTGCACGATTACAAGCAACATACGCTGACTTGGCAGAACGTTTTGAAGCTGATACTGCATATGATGCAGGTACAGTTGTTGAATTGGGCGGATTAAAAGAAATTACGGCTGTTATTGATGAATTGAGTGATAAAGTATTCGGTGTTATAAGTTCAACTGCTGCGTATATGATGAATAGCATGGCAGGAGATGATAAAACTCATCCACCGGTTGCGATTAGTGGTCGTGTGCCAGTTAAAGTAATAGGTAAAGTTAAAAAAGGTGATCGTTTAGTTAGTGCAGGTAATGGTACTGCTAGAGCAGCTAAGAAAGATGAAGCTACGTCATTCAATACAATTGGTAGAAGTTTAACTGATAAAACAACTGATGGTTTAGGCGAAGTTACTGCTATTGTTATAATTAATTAAGGATTAATAATGACATATCAAAAATATGGCCGTATTGAAGCTACTGATTATAATAGTTATACCGGAACTACCTCAAGTGTAACAGCTAATCAACTTAACACTATTCTTGGGGTTGGGAATGCGGCAAAGGGCTGGGGACAAACTGTAGTTCCGCAGGTAGTAGCAAATGACTCAACATATCAAATTACCGCAGCACAATGGAATGCTTTAATAAACGGAATAGCAAATGTAGCGTTACATCAAGGCTCAACAGTTACATCTATTGCATTAGATAGTACAGGTGATTTAATTTCTGCAGCAATGACAGCCGGAGCTAGCCCTCAATCAATTTTTGCTAATAATTTAGTAACTGTATACACTAATAGAAATAATTGTGCAGCACAAGGAGCATCTCAAACAAGTACACTTGTTCAAGGAAGAAATTGGGATCAACGATTAACATTTACTCATACTATTACTTTTGGTACTCCTGATCAGGCTAGATATTTTTTCAATGCAGGTGGACAAATTTCATTTACTTTCAGTCATCCTAACGGTACTGGTGTTAATAGTATGTGGAATGATTTGGCAACTGCTTGTGGAACTGTAACTTTCAGTTCACCTATAAACGGGGTAGTTAATATCGCAGGATTAAACTTCAATGGTGTAACAAAGACAAACGGCACAGGTGCTGCAATAATTAATAGTAATTACGGTTACTATGCGTTATCAGCAGTTGATGTTGGCATTTTCCAACAAACTGCAACTGTAGGTCCAGCGGGATATGTTGCTAGTAATATTTCTATATTAGCAAGAAGTAACGGTGTGCAAGGCATTAATGGCGATACAGGAAGTACTATAACATTTACTACTATTTGGGATGAAATTCCAGACGGTGGAGCAACAGTTTTAGGTACAGCATCAGCAGGATCAACAGTTACATGTACAGTGAAGCCACCAGGTACTACTTACATTAGTAAATCTTGGGGTACTATCGGTATTTCAGCTTACGTATCAGACGCATAATATTTCGGGTAAACTATTTAGATTCTAAATAGTTTACTATGGAAATAAACAAACTACTATCAGAAACCAAAGCTAGATTTGAACACAATTTAGCTAAATCATATTTAAAAGAAAAATATCAAAATAGTTTAATTTTCGCAGACCAAGGTGGTTTGTGGAAAGCCTCACCAGAATTACTTTCACTACTTGAGACTAGTAGTGCTGAAACAGTGATTCTAATAGATACATATGACAATCCAGTTAAAGTTAACAGAGATTCTTTACTACAAAAAGCCTATACCATTTATTTAAATGCGACAGAAGAATATTACAACGAGTGGGTTGAGTTAAGAAAGCAACGATGACTAAAGGTGTATTACTATTTGCCTTTAACACACCAGAAGTTGATTATGTTAAAATGGCTAACATATCTGCAGAACGAGTTAATCGTTTTTTAAACTTGCCTGTAACTTTAATAACAGATACCACTCCTAAGTTAGACAACTATAAATTTGACCAAATAGTATTATTAGACAGTGATAATTCTAATATAAAAGGCAATAAAGTTTGGAAAAATAAAGGCAGATATAATGCATTTGATTTATCCCCGTACGATGAAACACTCTTGTTAGATGTTGATTATATAGTAAACTCAAATCAATTAAACAAGGTTTTTGATTTTTATGATGATTTTTGTTGTCATAGAACTACACACTTTCTAATGCAAACCAATTCTGAAGAAGAATTTATGGGAACACACAGTCAGCAAATACTATGGGCAACTGTAGCATTCTTTAAAAAAACAACTCGCATGAAATTATTTTTTGATTGTGTAAAAATGGTACAAGAAAATTATACTCATTATGTTAATTTACACGGTATGCTGTCTATTACATTTAGAAATGACTATGCATTTACTATAGCAAATAGAATTATAAATGGGCATATTGATGATCCTACAGACTTCATTCCGTGGAATCTAACACATGTTGGTAAGGATGTTACAGTGGTTAGAGAGTCTGATGCTGAGTATAGATTATATTCTAAGAAAGCAAAAAAGTCATTTATAAAAATAAAAGATTTTGACTTTCATATGTTGGACAAAGAAAACTTTATGGAGCTGTTTAATGAATAAGGGCTTTGTTATAATGGCACAAAATACAGAATTAACTGATTACGTAAAATGTGCAACTGTATTATCCGACAGTATTAAACGTGTTATGCCAGATGCTAATGTTACTATTATAACAACAGATATGTTACCGCATGGGGATTTAGCTCCTAATAGTGATTGGAAACTAGTCAATGATTGGCAAGTATATGAAGCAAGCCCATACGAGTATACAATAAAATTAGAAGCAGATATGTATATACCTCGCAGTATTGATTATTGGTGGGATATATTAAAAGATAGAGAAGTGGTAATATCTAGTACAATAAGAAATTTTAAACAGGATATTAATGAGAATAGGGCTTATAGACAATTCATCTATAATAATAATTTGCCCAATGTGTACAATGCAATTACATATTTTAAAAAATCTGAACTAGCAGAAAACTTTTTTAAAACTGTTAAACAAGTATTTGATAATTGGGAAGAATTTAAAAACATATTGAAATGCAAACCTGATGAAGTTGCAACGACTGATTGGGCATATGCAATTGCATGCCATTTGCACGGAGAAGAAAATACAACAATGCCTATCTTTACAGACATGAGCATGGTTCATATGAAAAAATTTATAAATCGTCTTTATGGTGAAGATTGGACAAATGAACTAGTGTATGAAATTAATCCTAATTGCTTGCGTATTAATACTTTCCCCCAAATATATCCATTTCACTATCATATTAAAGATTTTGCAACTATAATAGAAGATGCACATGCAATTACCTGAATTTAGACTCTACTATGATGATAATGGTGATGTATTATTCTACACCTGTGAAAAACCAGAGGGTAAATATATCGTTATAGATTTAATGACATATCATGCTTGTAGACATGATGTTAAAGTAATGGATGGGAAATTAGTTAGTAAGTCAATATTGGTATACATTTCTAAAATAGTTCATGGACATAAAGGAACATCCTGTCACAAAGATGATGTTAGCATAGTTTATGACAGCAGTGATTCAATTAAATGGCAATTAAAATATGAGTGACGTAATTGAAATAGCAGACCTAGATTGCATTTATCTAAGTTATGATGAACCACAAAAAGAAGAATTTTGGGTAAAGATTCAAAACATGGTGCCATGGGCACGTAGAGTAGATGGAGTTAAAGGTAGTGATGCAGCACACAAAGCAGCCGCAGAAGCCAGCGATACTGAACGATTCATATTGATTGACGGTGACAACATTCCTAATTTTGATTTCTTTAATCTTAAATTAGATTTCACAAATAAAGACCCTAGTTACAAACAAGCACAGTATCGTTGGAGAGCAGTAAATGCTATCAATGGACTACGATACGGTAACGGTGGTATTAGTTCATGGACTAAGACTTATGTAGAGAACATGCGCACACATGAAAATAGCGATGGAGGTGCATCGACCACTGTTGATTTTTGTTTAGACAGTAGCGATAACTTGTATTGGAGTATGTATGAT